TGTTGCACCTCTAATCTCAGCCACTTGTGATTGTGTTAATGCCTGACCAAAGGTAAAATGTTCCCATGGCATATCTTGTCTAGTTGCTTTACTTAAGCTTTCGTAAAATTTAGTGTACATTTACCACTTATTGCCTCCGTTTAAGTGTGACCATGCTTGACCACTCAACATCTCTTGTTGAGTAAACTGAGCACACATTAAAGATTTAACCCAATCTTGTCTCTCACCTGTATATAATGGGTCCTTAATTTGGTCTAACTCATTTAAACCTAAACTCACAGGATATGCTGGACTATGTTCACTACAATAACTAGGAACACCAGCCATGACAGCATGTACGGCACACATTGAATGGAAAGATACCATAGCAAAACAATCTTTTAAATCTTCACTTAATGGTGTTTCTTTTCTATCAGGTGACCAATCTGCGTCATCTTTGAATTTTTGTCTAACAACTATATCTTTTCTAGTATGTTGTTTTATCTTTTTTACAATGTCTTTTTCCCACTCGATTCTGTCAATACCATACCAACGAGCAGTATGATAACTTGGTGGTATTACTAATATATGTTTACCGTCATATTGCCATGGTTTAGGTGTTAATTCATCTCTACATTTTGTATTTAATTTATCCCATAATGATTCCCACCTTTTGGTAACTCTGACATTTTTTTCTATATAATTTTTTTGAGTATTGTTTTTGATGATACGATACCATTTGTGACCTGTGTTTGATTGTCTGTAATCGTTACTAAAGAAATAAGGTTGGTCAAAGTAATACCAATCTTTATTATCCCTAACGCAAACATCATGTACTGCTTTTGTACCTCTAATTAGACCTTGAAATATTGCTATATGGTTATCAGGTATTTCACCGTCCCAATCAGGCCAAATGAAATCTAAAAATCTCTCTGCGCCTTTAGATGGTTCTTTGTTTCTTTCTACTGAATGAAATATTTTTGGATTTAATCTAGCTGAAAATGCATTTAGAAATGCTGATGAAGCTCTTTTAGTCTCAAACTGATATGTTATCATAACCAACCTTTTGAATATAATAACTATCAACAATATCTGATATAGGGTTACCTACTTTTTCAGTATCAAATATTTTCTTCAAGTCAATTTTAGTTTCTTTCACAAATGCCTCATACATTTTGTCTTTATCAGCGTTACCTTTACCTGTAGCACCTTTTTTTACAACACTAGGAACAACAGTTTCATATTCTAAATTCATTTCCATTAATCTATATTTAAGAATACCACAGTTTTCGGCAATTTGAAATACTCCACGACCTTTTGAACCAAAGGAATATCCTTCAATAAAGATATTGTCAATACTTCTATAACCGATTTTATGTGAGATATGTTTTTCAATGACCTGAAAAACAAAGCTTGAGATGTTTTTAAACCTTTTAATGGGGTCTGTCCATTCTTCATGTTCATAACCAATAATATTCTCACTTTGTTTTCCGATCCACTTTTTCTTGTTGGTCAAATAATAAAACATTAAATCACCACCAATATTAATACAGACAGCCGGACTTGTTAAACTATAATCAATTCCAATTATCGTCTTCTTCGTCTTCGTGTTCATTAACCCATTCAACATTTTCTTCCTCATCTTCTACTTCAAATCCACAGAAAGGACATGTAAGAGGTTCTAAATCTTGCTCTTCAATATCCCATGCTACGGTATATTTAGTCTCGCAAGAGGAACAGGTTTTTGTAACTTTTTCTATTGCCATTATAGTTTAAATTGTTTGAATTGGTCTTTTTTAACATCTTGTTTTATGCCACCAATTACATAAGACTCAATTTCAGTTTCTTGTGGTGCGTTTTGTGTACCCTTTGAATTCAACCAATGGTCTACCCACGGTAAAGGATTTGTTTTTTGTTCGTATCTTGGTTCTAGGCCTATTCCTTTCATACGCCTGTTCGCCATGTACTCTACAAATTGGTGTAACAGTTTTTCTGATAAACCAATCATACTTCCTTTGGAAAATAGATGTGTTGCCCAACGCTTCTCCTCCGTTAATGCGTCATCATACATTTTGTAAACTTCTTTTTCACATTCTTTTCTAATCTTAATCATGTCTTTGTCATCATTACGGTCATGCCAGTTATTGATAACAGTTTGTGACATAGCTAAATGTTGTGATTCGTCTCTTGCGATAAACGAAATAATTTTAGCACTACCCTCTAGTAGTTTTAATTCACCAAATGCAAACGAACAAGCAAATGATACATAGAATCTTAAACCCTCTAGTATATTTACAGTTACCATTGCAAGATACATTTTCTTTTTAAGTTCGTATAAATCAACTTTAGACTTATCTAAATGCCATCTATAACCTAAATCAATAAGTTCATCATAAGTTTGAGTTACAGATTTACTTCTTTGTGCAATCTTTTCGTCTTCAATAATAGTATCAAATACTTCATTTGGATTTGAATATAAATTTTTAATTATATATGTGTAACTTCTACTATGAATTGTTTCCATAAAATCCCATGTTACAATACAGCCTTCTAATTCTGGATTAGATACAAATGGTAAAAATGCCAAACACGGACCTCTACCTTGTACACTATCTAACATAGTTTGGTATTTTAAATTAGAGGTAAAGATAAACTTTTGTTGTTCGTTTAGTTCTTGATAGTCGTTTCTATCTTTCTGTAAAGAAACTTCCTCTGGTCTCCAAAAATAACCTAGTTGTTGTTGGTTTAATTTATCAAATATAGGATATTTCATATCACTATATTGTTGTACTTGTAAGTCCTCACCGAAAAACATTGGTTGTTTTGTGAAGTCTAGTCCTTTTTCTTTACTGAATACGCTTTTTGCCATTACTCTTTTCTCTCCTCTAAATCATAAAAGAATTTATCGTCATCACCTGCTGTCCATTTTTGTTCACATTCTACACTATACTCTTTAGTGGACACATTGAAATCCGGAAACTTCAACTCGCTAGGAGTATAACTTTTATCATAGAATATTACTCTATTGTTAGGTTGAGCGGCAAAATGGCCGTTCTCTAACCTTAATATATTAAATGACTTATGTTGTGATGGTACTTCACTATAAGTCACATTTCTTTCTAAATTCGTACTGTTAGCATTGTCTAATGTCCACATATACCAACCTTTATACCATTTTTTACTTGGCGACAAATACTTACATTGATTACCACTTAACATTTGTTTTTCACATACTGATATATCATAACTAAAACAATCCCATAGCTGTAATTCTGTTAACGGTACATCTCCTTCATAATCTTTTTTCCATACAAACGCACTAATTGGCAACTTGTCAAACAAGGCGCCATATTCTGGTATATAAGTCTCAAAGTATAATGCTCTACCTTGAATAGACTTTGCTGTTACCCATACGCCTTCAACTAGTTCACCATGACCTTTTTTAAGGTCGTACAAATATTCTTTCTTAACATATACATCAACATGAGGTATATTGACACACAAATATGCCATACTGTCTCCCTATATTGTACAACTATCGCAATCTTCTTCAGCTTGCAATGTTGCTGGTTCTGTCTCTTTTACTTCGTCTTTCCAACCCATATTGTGAGTTGGTTCGTCTAGGTCTTTCTTAGCGTCATAAGTATTCTGATAATATGAAGTCTTCCAACCATATTTGTATGTAGATAAAAGGTCTTGAGCCATTACTGAAACAGGCACCTGATTGTCTTCATAATTTTCTGGATTGTAAGACCAATTACCACTAATCGCTTGGTCAAAATACTTTTGCATTACTGCAACGATATTTATATATCCTTCATTCCCTTTCATGTCCCATAAAAGAGTATAATGGTTCTTCAATCTGTTATAATCTGGTACAACTTGTTTTAATGTACCTTTCTTTGACTTTTTAACACTTAAATAGTCTCTAGGTGGTTCTATGCCATTTGTCGCATTTGAAACCACACTAGAGGATTCAGACGGCATTTGAGCTGATAATGTGCTATGTCGTAACCCATGCTCTTTGATATCTTTACGGAGTTGTTCCCATTTCATAGTCAGTTTTCTGCTAGAAATCTCATCAACTTCCTTTTTGTAAGTATCAATTGGTAGGATACCGTCTGAATATTTTGTACGGTGGAAATAATCACATTGACCTTTTTCTTTTGCAATCTCATTACTAGCTTTTAATAGATAGTATTGAAATGCCTCTGTAAGTTGGTCAACTTCTTTCCACGCTTGTTTGTCATTATAATTTAAATGTAGTTTTGCTAGATAATGTGCAAGACCAATATAACCAATACCAAGACTTCTTCTTGCCTTTGTAGATACTTCGGCAGCCTTAACTGGATATTTTTGATGGTCTATGATTTCTTCTAATGCTCTAACAGCAAGGTCACATAATCCTTCTAAATCTTCTAGGTAACTTAATTTACCAACATTGATTGCACTTAAAATACATAATGCAATCTCACCATCACCATCAATGTGATTGATAGGTGTAGTTGGTAATGTAATTTCTTGACATAGATTTGACATATAAATTCTATCTTTAAAACTAGAATGTGTATTACAATGGTCTATGTTCATAATATAGATACGGCCTGTTTCTGCTCTTTCTTTTAACATATCCATAAAAAGAATTTGTGCTGATATTTTCTTTTTACTTACACTTGTTTTTCTTTCAGCAGTTAAATAAAGTTCGTCAAACTCTGGTGTACCCCATGCTTCATACAATTCTGGTACTTCATGTGGTGAAAATAAAGTTATATCTTCATCATTAATAAATCTTTCATAAAATAGTTTTGATAACTGAATAGAATAATCTAATTTTCTAACTCTATTATCCTCTGTACCTTTATTGTTCTTTAGTACAATAATGTCTTCTATTTCTTTGTGCCAAATAGGGAAGTGAACCGTTGCACTGCCTCCTCTAACGCCGTTTTGAGTACAGCACTTAACCGTTGCCTCAAATTTCTTGAGGAATGGTATAACTCCTGTGTGCTGGACTTCACCGCCTCTAATTCTGGAGTTGATTCCACGAATTCTGCCGGCGTTAACACCGATACCAGCCCTTTGTGCAACATAATTGCCAATAGCCATATCACTACTGAAAATAGAAGGCAAAGTATCATCAACATCAACCAACACACAACTAGCATACTGCCTAATAGGTGTTCTAACACCGGCCATAACCGGAGTAGG